TCCACCACCCGTTTGATCATCTAAACGAGTCATTGGCACATTGAGAGATTGATAGAGCTTTTTGCGGAAATAAATGACATCATCCAATTGCCCAAGATTTTGTCCAGCTGGCAGCGTAGTGATTTCTGTGCCTTTAGATCCCTCGCGCCTGGGCAACCAAAAATCTTCCAGCATACTCAGATGTTTTCGTTCATCCCGAATTTCTCCTGTGCTGGCATCATATACCAATTTGTTGCGGTATTTGACCATAATATCATGGACGTATTGTTCCGCTTTGAGTTTGGGAAGATTGCCAACATCAATATAGAAAATTCGGCGTTCTGGTGCACGAGACAACCGATAAATGACCACCGCATCTTCAATCATGCGCAACTGATTTAGTGGCTTGATGGCTTTATGGAGATGTGAAATCACCATGACCGATTTGGCATCTAACATGCCTGACGGAACATAGACAATAGAATCAGTAGCAATACGAATGCCTTGACTTGTTGATGCGGTATAAGTCTGCGCAGTCATCCCACGTTCATTGAACACATAGTATTCAGACACCGCAGCAATTGTATCTACCCCAGTTGACGAATCTCGTTGTTTCAATATTTCACGAACTTTTCGAATCTTTCGTGGATCAATAAATCGTAACTCTTGAATGCCCAGCTTGGGATTGTCCTCATTCACCATCACATGAAAGTAGACTCGTCCATCCACATACCAGCGACGAAACAATTCTTCGGCAATATTCTTGAAATTTAGCAGATGAAGAATTTCTTCAAATTCTGCTTCGATTTTCTTTTTGATGGTATCTGGTTGTTTGAGTTGTTCGAGATTGATTTTGACGATTTGATTGTCTGTATCTTGTGAGATTGATTCAGTGATAATATCATCAATCGCCATGGAGCATTCTGGATGAAGCGACATTTCGCGATACCGCGTCACCAATTCAAGTTCGTTGCGGACTGATCCTTCTAAATCTACATAGGTGCCATAATACGCACCCTGCGTAATAGTGACTGCGCCGTCTTCAATAGCGGATTGAGGGAGAACCAGCGCGGGTTTGTCGTCTGGTTGAACTTGAACTGATTCTTTTTTGCCGAGAGTGAATCCGAATAACGAAATTGGCATGGGGTAATTACTCCATCACAAAATAATAATAAAGCGGGGGAGCGAACTCCCCCGCGCTGTCATCATAACTAGACTGTCAACGGTGAATTTTCACCCAGTGTCTGCCAGTACTGATACGACAGAGTTACTGTGTATTCTTCCACCGTGTCGTTGGAACCCCAGTCCAAATCAATCTGTGCGAGATCTGTGGGAAATGCACCGATCATTTGGTAAGTTTTAATAACATCACCAGTCTTGCCATATTGCGTAACAATTGGACTAGCAGTGTAAGCAGCTGATCCAACAGCACCAGACAAGCGAAGATTGGTTGAATGGGTATTGATTCCTCCCATCCATTTTTCAAACGCTTTCCGAACAATAAAATCTTCATCGTTCAGAATCGTAATTGTCCAATCAGCAAAGGTGCGGTTCCCTGCTAATTTGACTTCACGACCAAAATACTGTAAATTTACAATACCGATAGTAGATCCAGGCAATGCAGCAGTCTTACACATAAATGTCAACTTTTCTCCAGAGTCGCCAGCGACTCCGAAGATTGTTGGAAACTGCATTTCCACTTGAAACAAGTTGGGACGTGCACCATCCTTAGCGAATTTTGATCTAAAAGTAGCAACATTAAATGGCATATAGGTTCTCCTTAATTCGTATCAGTATTTAGTGGAATCTTTAAAACTTTCCAACCACTTCGTCAAACGCCACACCAGTTCTCACGGCAACAAAGTTCAACTTAATGAAGTTGATGCTGCGAGCAGGTTTAATATAAATGTCACCAATAAATTCGTTACGATCAATGACTTCTGGTGTATTGTTGCTGGTATCACAGACAACACGGAAATCAAAGATACCACGACGACCTTGAACGTCACGGAGGAAAGGTTCCACCAATGAGACGAACTGTGCGCGAGTAAATTCATCATTAAACTCGAACAGTGAATACTTAGCTGCACGAGCGATGGCTTTCTCTAACACAATAAACAACCGACGCACATTGATTCGATCAAATGCACTCGGTTTACTCTGCAGAGTCTTATCGCCATATAGAATTGATCCCTCACCTGGGAATGTAGTTACTGGATTGATGCCATTTTTATAGAGTTCATCTCGTTCAGTTTGTGATGGTGTCCAAGATAACTTAATAACGTTCTTAATAGAACCACGATTGAATCCCGCTGGTGAAAACCACGGTTCGCGAGTATTGTCAGTTCTGACACATAACCCTGCGGTATCACCGCAAACTGGAACCCAACGATAGACATCGTTATACTTATCATATTGATACTTCCAAGCAGAATCTAAAAAGGCATAGGAAGTAGATGCTAACAGATTACGATAAGCAACCACATCATCTACCTCACCCCCCGCATTGTCCACCACATCAGCATAGAGTGGCGAGAAGAATGCTACGCAATCCTTACGTGTTTCAACAATGTTAGAAATCAGATGTGTAGCAATTGTCTGATTCGCAGGACCTCCTAGAACTAACGAAATATCCACAACATCTGCATTGGCAAACAGATCATATGAGGTAATCAAATCAGCATTTGATGGTGCCGCATCGACACCGCCACCCAATGACGCATAATTAGGCTTGTAGACATTAGTAAATGTTTTACCAACCACAGTGGTGCCCCAATTGGTGCCAGCTGTGTCATGATCGCCCCAATAGATCCACTTAGATTTTCTGAAGATGACTTCTGGATAATAAATCGACGTGCCACTTTCATCCTTAACGTCAGAGCCTTTGGAAACAAATGGATATTTCTCAATAACAGTCTCAGGAACACCAGAGATTCCACCATCTTCATCAATGACGATGATATGGGCTTCATCAATGGACCCACCTAAGTTAGTTGCGTACGCAGATGTTCCAGGTGCGCGATCAAACTCATCTGCATACTGCCATTTCCGCAGAAGTGCGGTGTTAGCAGTAATCGCAACAGTCAATGCACCAGACAATACGATATTACCAGAGTTCACCGCGCTGACTTTGATATAGTCATTGGTTCCGAGTTTGACCAAGTCATTGACGGAGAGATAGTTGGTTGGATTGACCGTGACGTTAATGGTAGTATCGCCCACACTAGCTGCGTTTGCTGTGGAACTAATCTGCGCCGTTAGATTGGACGAAAAGGCATTCGCTGACGGGCAAATGGAAACTTTAATATTGTTTCCAAGACTGCCACCATACCGAGCCGCCCACATTCCAAACGTTCCCGATCCATCGTAATAATCAGATTCATAGAGATCTTGAGTTTTAATGAGTACTGCAGCTGCGGAATTGGCTGTCGCATTCCTAGTCGCAGTGTTGGCAGCCCGAACCACTCGAAGATTATTGCCATATGCGAGAAAGTTTGCAGCAGTAAAGAAATACTGGTATGTATTAGCATCAGGTTCACCAAACCGTTCAACAAGACGAATTTCGGAATCTATAAGAACACGCTCTCCGATAGGACCCCAATGAAAATTACCTGCTAATGCGCCACCAGTCGTGGCAACAGCAGGAATGACGGTTGATAAATCGATTTCAGAAACCGTTACGCCTGGTGATAACATAAATCCCATAAGAGACTCCTTGTGTTATGCAAAATCGTGATAATACGTCAAAAATTGTGCCTAAGTCGCTATATCATATTTATAAATTACTAAATTTGTCTTCTAATACATCTTGAACAGTTTTACCAATTGGAATCCACAAATCTTCATCAATAACCATCGGTTCGTTCTCGACATGCTCCTCATAACCAAGAAATCCAAATGATAGCCAGTCTGTGTTCTCATTTTCGCTTTCCAGCGTTCTTCGGATGTCGGTATTATTAGTATCTCGAAAATATTTCTGTGAAGCCAGCCATCCAAATAATACTAAAGTCATCACAATATCGTCATGATATCCCTCATCCGCTCTATAGGTATTACCTTGTTGGGTAAACGTAGATAGTTCGGAAATAGTCTCAAAATCATGAATAATGAGTTTTTCTCGTTCAATGAGAGTTTTGAGGTTAGAACACCCAATTCGTTTGACGGATTCAGTCATACGTAATCCCATTAGTACACGTCGTTTGAATCCTGCAGAGACTTTGACACCGCGTTGTTGAAATCCTTCTGTTCGAAAGAGATTTTCATATTCCAAATCATGATGAAGTGATTCCGCCACTTGAGATCCCACATCATTCAATTCGATTAAAATAAACGCTCGATTATAGTTCGTCCCCACGGTAGAAATAATCGTTGGTAGTAACAGTGGAGGAATTGTAGCATTTTGATACTTGGCAACCTGACGATACGGCATCGAAGTGATATCAAACACGCTAAATGCAGACGCATCTTGATCTAATCCATGAGACACATCACACGTAATGATATAAGTGTGTCCCTCAATCGGATCTTCATAGATATCTAAGTGTTGTTCTTTGCGTAACGGAACATGATAAACGAGCTTAGATAATACCGATCCAGCGATCAGTGTATCTGATGAGCCCAAGAAGTCACACAACACTTCCTGTCTAAATTTCACATCTCCCAAAACTTGCAGTTGTTTCTCCATCCAATCATGATCCCGTTCTGGATGTGATTGCCATGGGAAAGAGAGTGACTGAAATCCATTTCGCTTTTCTTCTGCATCTATCCAAAACTTATAAAAGTGATTTAGCCCATTGGGAGTAGACGCGATGAGAATCTTAGTTTCTTTACCAGACGAAATTGTGGGGAATATTGAAGTGAAAAACTCATCAGCGATATTATTGTGAACATGCGCGAATTCGTCTAAAAACACCAAACTCAATGAATATCCACGAATACCAGATGAACTGGTTGCGGCCGCTAAGACTCGTGATCCGTTCTCTAAAGCAATTGAACCCTTATTCCATTCGATAACGCCCTGTTGAAGCCAAAGCGGCAAATGTTCATAAGACAATTTGATACGCGACAGAATTTCTCGTGCGATTACAGCCTTATTTGCTAAAATGGCACAGACCTTATTATCATGAAACAAAATATACCACAGAAAGAACGCTGCAGTGGTGGTGGTTTTCCCCATCTGACGAGGAAGCCGCACAATCACTTTATTCTCTTTCACAAACGAGTCAATGATGTGTTTTTGAAATTCAAACAAATTAAAGGCAATGAGCCCACGATCCACATGAATAATTTTGACATATGTGCTAATAAAGTATTCACAATCCGTCGCACATCGTTGGTATTCCTCGATCTGTTCTTGTGTAAAAGCAACAGGAACTCCCACGCATTTCAAATTGGGATTATTCAAATACGATTCGTTCATGATTTGAGATGGTTCCGCAGTTCTTTCGTAGTTCCCACAAACACCGCGTTTTTCACGTGAATAGGTGCATTCTCTGTGGATGCAGTTTTCTCTGAGAGTTCCAGTTCTTTCTTATGAATCTCCATCAAATCTTTATTCAAATCAGACATGGTTTTCATTAATTGAGTTGCCACTTCATAAGCGCGAGGATGCTGCGAATCATTCGCGATTCGAATGAGATTCTGAAGCGTAGGAATGCCGGCATCAATCAATGCGCGAATATTCTCACGCGCATATGTTGCATCATTCGTCTGGGTGCCATCAGTGGCCACAGGCGCTGACACCGTAACTGATGGTAGAACAGGCGACAGAGCTGTTCTGTCTAAAATTTCCACTAAAGTGTCATCCGTCATAGTGTATTAGGAAATTCAGTTAATTGTTCAGAATAACCAAAGTCACTGCTTACATTGGCTGACAAGGGTTTTTGTTGTATCTCAATAATTGCAATTTTTAATGCGCTTGTTTCTGTTTTGGTTACTGTGACACTGGCATGTGAGGTATCACCAATAATGACATCATGAACATTAAAAACGTCAGTAGAACTCGCACCAACAATCAAAAGTTTTTTTAGTGTGCGTTTCCACGCCAGTACTGTTCCCAATGCAGCAGTAGAATCAACAGAAGTGGCGTGCGAGTGAACATTCGACGTAGTGTGTCGATGAGATCGCACTGTCTCTCCTTCAAGGAAATCTTGATTACTGATATGCGTAACATAGACTGTTTGTAATTGACGATTCAAAGTGTCATGATAGAAATTGGTAATCGTGCCACCCGTATTGCCGCTATTTGCAATATTCCCTATAGTGATATTCGTATTTGCCGAAGGTCCAAAGAAGTATCCCTTTAGTGTAAAGTTAAATTGCCAAATAATCAATCGAGTGCTACCAGCAATTGCTGGACCTTCATACTCAATCGTTTGATTCACACCAGTAAGCAGAATAGGAATATCTCGTTTTAACTCCATGTCGGGTATTAACGTGGCACTCACGATAAAGTCAGGCTGAAAATAGGGCAAAATTTGTTCTGCGATTTGAGTACCATCTTCAATATTGCGCGCATAGAGATTCAATGAAAAATCAATATTGTAGGGAGCACCAGTATAGAGACTTTTTAGTGAAGTGTTTCCCGCAGTTGGGCCTTGAAGTTTCAATGTATTCTGTTGTTTTCGTTCGGGGTCATAGGTGATGCGATCAATCTCAAACGATAATCGCGGCACAGTGACCATAACCGACTTCGTCAAGATGGGGTCTGATTGAATTCGTGTCAACCATCTTTCTTTAGGACCATACGCCAGCGGCACCTTAAATGTTTCTTTTTGTGTACGATCTTGCGTATAACGTGTTAGATAGAGTCCATTAAAAAGTGTTCCAAAAATGACGACGTATTTGCGTATGAGTCGATGGTAGAAGTGTGTAAACATCAGAATGAACCTTCACTAAACGGATTCGTCTCCGAGAAGTCAATGATACTGTCCGCTTCTTGCTGAATGAGTTTATTATCAATGACGTCTTCAGTGGCGAGTTCCAACGGCGTATTCGTGTCTGTTGAGGTTAACGTCCAGGCAGCATTACTACTTGCACCACGAATCAAGACATTAGAGGTAAACGTTCCCCGAACACGAATAGCATCAATCGTGCGAGTGCCTGGAGTCCAATTGCGTACAATTGCTTGCACAGTTGCGGATGCGAGATTCGCACCTTGATAAATGATTTCGGTATTGCTGGAATCAAAAGTCCCTGATCCACCAACAGCAACCACGAAATTGGTCCCACGATACTGATCAAGAATCTGATTGTCGATTTCATCAATCCCTGTTGCAATAATTTCATCTGAGAAGACAAACTGTTTCAGACGTAAACTATAAACATAGACATTTCCACCACGTCCACGCCCCAGGGTATACATCATGGCTTGATTATTTTCGTGTTCGACATGAGTGATTTCAAAAAAGTTTTGTATTAGGGGTACATATACCAGATCACCCTCGCGCGGGCGAGTCATATTTGGTACATTTGTTTTGAATCGACGACGCGAAACTAACAGACTCATTTCATCACGAATTTCCAAACCAAACTTGGAGATAAAGTCCCCCTCACCCTCCATGGCGGTAGTGTTCTCTAAATACATCTCTATCGCATGGGCACTGGTATATTGCTTAGTGGGATCTTCGCCGTAAAGAGTATCTATTCCAAGGGTGGTGTTGCTACGACCCGTGCGAGGCAAATAATACACGGACATGCCATGAATGCCCAGTGTCTCAATGACCAAATCCTCAACAAGCAGTTGCTCGTTGGTGACATGATCATTTGGGAAAAAATTAAAATATGGATTAATTGACATATTAACCTAGAAACATATCTCCAGGCAACACATTCATCTGGTGCATAGATTCTTCTAGGTCTTTAATCTCGGTTACAGCTTCGTCATAAATCTGTTGTCCATTGAGCATTACGCCACCAGGCATTTGTATGCCACTGAACTTTTTGAGATTCGTACCCCATTGCTTTTTCAACAGGGCCGTCGCATATTTTTTCAAAAATCGGTCATTCCAAATATCAGCATATCCCGGAATTGTCGCAGTTAGTCCTGACGCAGTATTTGCAAACGCTGTAACTGTTTTCATGATGGTGGAAGAACTAATGTTAGCAATCGTCGCTTGAGTGTTGCCGATGTAGATAATGTCCCCTTCGATAAAATCTAAATCAATCGTGGTGCCAGTGCCTGTCACGGTATTAGAATTTGCCGTAGTTGCGAAGGTACCAGTGACAGTCACCAATTCTCCATTGAGACGCCGATAACATTCTAAAATGACCCAGGTACCTGGTTGCAAATCTCGTACCCAGTCCTGATCAATATACACTTTATTCAGATGACGATTGAATCGAAATTGAGGTGTTCCAGAGAACAACAAATTAAGCGTCCGCAGATGCTGCATCGTAATCTCATAAGAGACATACGACACCGAAGTAAAGTCATAGAGATCATGCAAACGTAACTGATACCGAAGATCAAACATATTGACACTGGCATTGCTCTGATCAAACGGAAAAATTCGTGTTACACCGATGATTGAGTCGGGGCAATAAATCCAGCGACGAGCGTAATCTTCTGATGTAATCTGATGAGTGACAAACACTCTTTCCGTGCCGTTATAATGATAATCATCCCAAAAGAGCTTGGCGTCATCGACTCTATCGCTAATCTGATCGTTATCCAGATTCACTTCAATGACGGGGTGCCCCAGTTGTCTAAGACAGTAATCAATAAATTGTGCGCGTGTTTGTGGTGCTGACATAGAACTCCTCAGAAAAGAAAAGATAATTCTTAAAGTATTTATACTTTAGGTCTGTTGGGGTCATCCATCAAATACCCTGTTTTACTACAGTATTTCTTAGTGGGGTCAAACCGATCATAGTTGAATAGGTGCCAGTTAGGTTCGCCTGGGCAAATGCGTTTCCCATGAAAGTAATCCCCAATATGCGTAATCAGCGGGGTCCCATCAGACTGCTTGACTACGGCTGAACACGCACCTGGGTATTTCCACTCTAAATATTTGAAAATCATTCCTTCATTGAGATTAAACCGATAATAGTCTACGAAGGGTTCGCGCACCACCCAGCCAGGATATAGACTTGCAATTATCGAAAAGACTTCGCGAGTACGTTCAAATCGATACGCTAACCAAGTTTCATCAGTTTCGCGAAGTAATCGAGGATCATCCCAGGTATACCATGGTTGTCGCTTGAGCACCGTTTGAACTATCGAGGCATCGGATTCTATCAACCCAATCAAGTCATCAATCTTGACGGGCTGAGTAATGACAACATCATCTTCTTGATGCCAAATATAATCATATTGTCGATCTCGAATAAGATTGAAAAACTCAGTCCATGTCACCGATAATCCCCTATTTTCTTCATGAAGAATAATCTCTGTGTAGCCATAGGTTTCTACCAGCATGCGCACGAGATGATTATTGCGCCCCTGTGGGTAGTCATCAAAGAAGATTTTGTGAACGGTATGTGATCCAAAATCTAAATGTGACTGAGCTTCCAGAGTTTGCGTGAGATATTCAATCCGATTTGTGGAAAAGATTACTTGACAAATTTTCATACTTTCAACCACTCTGGATGAGACAAAAACCAAGTCACCACTTGATGAAGTCTTTCCGAGACCTTCTGTTGAGGAGACCATCCTAGTGTTTGTAATCGTCCTCCATCTAACGCATAGCGTAAATCATGCCCAGGACGACTGCTATGAAAATCCACGAATTCAGCATGTAATGATTTGTTTTGAATTTTGGCAATATATTGCGCTAGTTCATAGTTGTCCCATTCTTCTGGACCTACGAGATTGTATTTGGGACACAAACACACACCATTCCCAACTAAGTGTTCAGCAGGTTGTGTTAAGAGAAAATACAATCCATCTGCTACATCAGAAGCATGAATATAATGTCTTGATCCCGCTTTGGTTTTAGTCGCATTAGCATGAATAGAGATCTGTTCTCCTGTTGCTATTCGACGAATACACAACGGAATAAACTTTTCTGGATGCTGACGCTCTCCAAAGACATTCATCGTGTGAGTGACTAGAATCGGCATTTTGTAAGTGTTATGAAATGCAACTGCTAATTCTTCTCCCCCAGCTTTGGACGCAGAATACGGATTAGTGGAGTTATATCGATCATATTCTTGATACTTAATGTTCGCTGGGGCAGGACCAAAAATTTCATCGGTGGAAAAATACACTAGACGTTCTAATTGTGATAATGATCGAGCCCATTGAAGCAAATTGCCTGTGCCCACGACATTATCCATAACGAATTCCATTGGATATTCAATAGATCGATCTACATGACTTCCTGCAGCCAAATGCAACACATAATTGACATGAGGCCCAATCATCTTAGCAGTTAAAGGAGAAATCTCAGATTTCAAGTCATGCCACACAATCCTCACTCGTTGACGAACTTCTGGCGATACTGTAATTAACACATCCGCTAGACGATTCAAATTACCTGAAAAATCTAAACGATCTAGACAGATGAGATTCCAGTTGGTTTTTTCTAAGAGATAGACTATTACATGATGCGCAATAAATCCTGCTCCACCAGTTATTAGAACTGTTTTCATAATTACCACTCCGCATTAAAAAAGAATAATTGAAAGAGTCGCCCATCATTCTTAGTAGCACCAAAATAATCAAGTGACATATGAAACAAATTGCCTCGATAAAGTGCAAGTCGATTATACCGATTGCTGATGACATCACACAAGTCCCACTTTGTCATATCTTGGGCTTCATAATCCGTCGTCACATATTCATATTGCCCTGATACTTTATGACGAAATAAACCAGTCCCCGCAGTGTGCGGAGCGTTGGGTGTCAAATAACACACGCCTGCCCAGTTATTGAAATGATCACTATGAATCCAGCTGCGGTCAGCGGCGGTCGTATATTGAAAAGAACCAGTAAACCCGTCTTGCGCGAACCACTCAGTTACTTGCCCTCCATGTTGACGGATAATGTGTTGAATCGTCTCTTTGACATCCTCTGTTAAAAAGGATTTGGTACGAACTCCAGGATAATTGCCTCTGATCTCAAACGCTTGATTGAGCGCGAATTCGCGGACCGCATCAGGATTTGTATAGAAGTCATCCACGATAATCACATTGGTTCGCATAGCATCCTCCTCAATACAGCAAGAATCTCCCATCAGGGCTTTGCCATCCCAACACCTGAACCGGCAGCGTCACAATCGATGCGCGATAATCGTTCAATAAAAAATACAACAGCGTTTCTATGTCATAATGTATCATTGAGGGATGTTTTAGTATACTGGCCATGCCTTGATATAACTGCGTAAACGTGGGCAAATGATGTTTGCCATATCCATAGAACACACTACAATACTGGTTTAATCTATTATGCCCTTCTTTGTGACGCAAATCAACTTTATCATATCCCCAGGTTGAATTCCATTCAAATGATAGGGGCATTTTGAAAAAGATTTGATTCAGACGATCTTCAGTAAAGACATTTGCATGATATGCGGATGTCAAAAGATACCGTCCACTCATTTTGAATAAGAAGTCATACTGCTGAAGTTCTTGGTGATAGGCAACCAAAAAGTTTCGTAGCATCAACGATTCTCCTAAACTTTTATTTGGATGCCGACGAATCAATTCATACTCAGCGGGAGTCGTCAAATCGCGAATCGGCACAAATATACAGCGAGGAAAGAAACGTGGAAGTTCAGTCGCATAGCGAATATACTGCTCACTCGCATCCACAACATAAATGGTTGCGGTCGGATTATGACAGATGAGATTGTTGATAGTTGCGATAGTTTGTCGATAGCGTTCCGCAGTAGAAAAATAAGATCGTGTTTGCGCGTAAGAAAGTGGTGCGGTATCAATCTCTATACAGGAACTAATATACACTGCGTTGCTCATGCGTAAAAATCCTGTCGTAAGATGCGTTGAAAATACACATCAAATTGAGGATGCACCACGTCATCCGTATAATACGTCGTTGCATGAGTGAGACAGGTGTGGGAATCAATACGATCTAGTGATTCAAGAGCGGTGACAAATGATCGAAAATCTTTACAGCGATAGCCTGTAATACCATGTAAATTTGTTTCAGCAAATCCTCCCCAATCCGTCGTAATGGCGGGAGTGCCGGAGAGTTGGGCTTCGACAACAATATTGCCAAATGGTTCTAGATAATACGTGGGTGCCATTAAGGCTTTCGCGCGTGACAATAATTGTTTGCGCTGAGTGGGATTGACATACCCCACACATTCAACATGTTTTGGAGTATTAGGATAATTAAGATGTATTAAAGATCCAGGACCTGCAATCACTAATCGCTGCCCTGTGCGTTCTGTTGCTTGAATGCAAATATCCACACCCTTATCTCGCGTCACTCGTCCTAGATATAAAATATAATCTTCTTTCTCTGCTCCACTGCGATACTCAAACTCACTGGGTGTAAATGCATTGGGGATCACAGTATCAGTCCACGACGGTGAACACAACATCTGCCGCTGCCCATAATAATAGTGCATTTGCGAGTAGGACGTGAATGCGCGATAGGGTGCAAACACACACTCAGTGCGATAGCCAATAGAAGGTTCCACAACAAAGACATTTGGGTGCGCAGCAA